TTGTTGATTGTGTAAATCCTGTTCCTAGTACATCACCTATGAAGGTGATTGATTGTGGAGCTGTTACCAATGGTGTTGTTGTAAGACTAGTAACTAGTCCCTTAGCATTCACTGTAACTACAGGGATAGAAGATCCTGCTCCAAAAGTTCCTGGATTTGAATTAACAGTGCTTAGCGTGAAAGCTACAGCACCTGGTCCTGTGGCTACACCATCACCAGAAAGAGCTGTGATGTAGTTTCCTGGAGGTTGAAAAGATGAGCTGTCTAGTGTACCATCACCTTTAACAAATTGAGAAGATGTACCACCTGTTGTTATATGCTTTGCAGCCTGGACATTACCTTGTAGTGTCAAGGTGTAATTACCAAGAATGGTTGTGTTTTGTATTAAACTACCACCTAACTGAACTGGTTGACTTAATGCTGATTGGATTAAACCATTGTTGAAGATGTAACCCATCTGAGCATTTTGGAATGCTTGGTTTATCTGTTGTAGAGCAGTTTGAAAACTATCGTTTGTATTTACACCAATGTATAATAAATTCTCACCCTCATAAAAAACACAAGAGGATGATAATAAAAGAGGACATGGTTCAGCTCCACATATAACGCTCATAGCTTGACTTTTTAAAATTTTCTATTCATTACAGTGGTGCTGTAGTGGTAGTAGTGGTGGTAGCACTTACAGCTACATCAATAAAGTTTGTGCACACTCCTATACTAATTATTCTTACAGTGGTTGTACCAGCTGGAACAGTTGCAGCATATCCTGCTAACAAAGTTGCTTTTGCAATATTTACAGCAAATGCAGATACAAATCCATCAGCATTTGAATAAAGGTTGAATGGTCCTGCGTCTGCTCCAGCTGATGTAAGAGTTATAAATACAAACATGCACTTTTAATTTAATGGTTAGCAAGAAGTTGCTGCACTCAGCACTCCTCCACTTGATAATGTCCACTTAGTACTTAAATTGGTTATGTAAATATAACCACTGTAAGTAGTTGTTAAAGCAGTGTTGGTGTATAAAACTACACCATTTGCTAGTACAGGAACAGATGTATACAATATAGGCAGTAGTATAGCTGACGTACATGGATTTGCAATATTTGCTAATCCTCCTAAATACCAAGAATAATATCCAGGTCCTGTAGTTGTTGTACTAGTTGTGCTAGTAGTTGGAGCACCTGATGTACTAGTTGTTGTAGTTAAAGGTGGTGTTGGAGATATCTGTGCTTCTATAAGAGCAATTGCATTGTCAATCTTCTGCAACACGACTGTAAGGTCATCACAACTTTGTATTCCTGTTCCTGCTAGGTTTGGACCTACATATTTAACATTTTCAGAAGATACAAAATTACATTGATCACCGCTGCAACCACATGGACCTAAAGATCCGCATCCTGGGCAATTAGTATTGAATGGCATAGTTTTATGGGATGTACATGATGTAATATGCACCTATTGTAGGTTGGATGTTATTATGACTTAATCCTCCACCTGTCGATGAATTTGTAACACTAACTATTATTCCTGTTTTGTTGTTATTTGTAATAGTCGAAAGTGTTTTAGGAAGTGTCATGTCCAACAATGTACCAGACACACCACTTTCATTTTGATCAGCTTGACCTTTTTTGTAAGCTAATGTATGATCATGCCCAGGATCTACAATACTGGTTGTTGCTATGTGGGTGTGAGAAGGGATTTGAGTAGCTGATAAGGTCACATTATTCAAACCTGCTAAACCAAATAGTGAATAACTTGGATTACCTGCTGTAGATGGATTAACTATAGAACTCATTGGTATACTTCCAGCCATACTTCCATCTGTAGTTCCTACAGCAACACGTCCTCTCTTGTCTGGTGTACCATTGCTTCCATTACACAAAAACACATCTATGAATTGTCCAGTACCTGCTCCTGTAACATCAAAACCTGTAAGAGGACCATAGTACTCATAAGCAATGTATGGTACCATGTTGTTCTTGTACAAGTTAGATGGAGCAATACTATTCAAATAAGCTTGAATAAGAGCATTTAAGTCAGCCAGCTTAACATAGTTTGTATCAACGTCAATTTCTAGTGCTGTTAAATCAACAGCTGTTGCACAGAGCTTGTTAATAGCTGCTTGAAGAATGTCATGTGTATCAGACGATGCTGTTACACCTGTAAGACATCCAATTGTGTAATTGGCATTAAGGGTGGTGAGTGTTGATTCAATTGCTGTAACACTGGTTTTTAAAGAGCAAATTGATCGAATCAATGCTGATATAACATCATTAAGTGTTATTTCACCAGACACTGGAAGAAAGCCACTCACCAATGCGCAAAGATCAGCTGGATTGATAACAGGAATAATCCCATTACCAGTAGACAGATCTATTATGAATGTTGCAATTTGTAATTCAACATTAGCAAGAGTGTCGCCATTTGAAATACCAAGGGCAGGAATATTAAATCCTGTATATCTTACGCACTGATCAGATATGATTTCTGTGCATCCGTTAAAGCAATTAGAGCAGCTCATTTATTTATATTTTAGAAGTTTTACTTTACTAGCTATTTGACATACGCTAAATTGACTAGCGTAATCTGGGTTACAATACTTATATGTTAAGATTCTTCTATAGTTTAGAAGATCTATCATTGTTGTATATGGAATAGGCATATTCAATGCGAATACAGTGTTGTTGTAAAGATTCTTTGCAACTTCTGTAATCTTGCATTCAATATCGCCTAATAATGTTGGAATATCAACACATTCAGGACAAGATGTTAATCTAGGTTGTAACATATCTTTTAGTTTTTATCTGATGGTGGAGCAACTGTAATCTCATCCTTTTTCTTCTGTGCACAATATGCACACATTCCGTTTTTAAGATTACATCCACATCCAACACTTGCTCCGCAGTTTGAACACTTTGCCATATTAGTAATACGTTGTTACTGTTGCGTAATTATTTCCTGAACATCCACAGTTATTTCTTAAGAAGTTGTTCAGCATTTTGTCAGCTTGAAGATACAATCTATTTGCTTCAACTGTAGCACAATTATTTGCAGCTGCTAAAGCTCCATTAATAAAGAATGATATGGTTGTAAGCTCCACCTTAGCTTGTGTCTTAATTGCTCTGTCACACTCCATCATGTCAAGTCTCATGAATGCTCCATCAAACTTCTCTTGAAGTCTTTCTACACGCATGATGGTCCTTTCAACAAAGTTTACGTTTGCTGGGGCCACTGAATACTTTAGATAGTAGATACCATCAGGAAGTGGATCGTTACCAAGTGTTGAAATCCCTAAGTTAGAACTTGTAAATACATTCAATGTATTAACAACAAATGGAAGGTTTACTATCCCAAAGTTAGGAACATTTATCTCAATAGATGGAGATGTAACATTTGGTGGTGTAGTTGGATACGTAGAAGCATCAGCTACAGCCATTGTCAGTGTGCTGTATGTTGGAACTACAAGAATATCTAAATTCAGAGTTGGCATGGGAGTTATAAATAAAATGCCAGAGGATTTTGAGAACTAATCCTCTCACCCTCTGGCATAGGTTGTAGAAATTTTAACTTACCTACTATTAAGGAATTAAAGTACTAGTAGTGGTAGTAGTTGTTGGAGGTGTAGAAGTAGTAGTGGTAGTTGTAGTGATACAAGCATTGTTATCAAGTACAGTACCAAGAGCAGCTTCAAGAACAGCTTCAACAGCAGTAGAAATACCAGCGTTACCTGGAGTGGCAGCGTTAGGAACAGCAACAATCACCATGCTATCCTCATAGATGTAATCACCCCACTGATAAGCAGAACGATCGAACTGGTTAAACTTGATGTAGTAAGTGTTGTAAATAACACCAGTGCTTACATAAGTCTCAAAGTTCTCGTTGTAGCCATTCATTCTGTACAAGTGCTTCAAGTAACCAGCCTGATAGCTGTAGAAGTTCTTCTCAAGCTGAGCAATTTCTTCAGCAGTACCAGTTGGGTAAGAAGATCTCTGAACAACAACAGGGTTAGCTACGATATCACAGTTGTCAGCAACGATAAAGTCAGCAGTGGTAGCAGGACCTTGGTATACGAAAGTACGGAAGTACATTCTGTCATATTCCCAAGGGAATGCAGCAATATCACAAGGCTGGCCATACTTAGTAAGAGGCTTACCAGAAATACGAAGGATAGTTCCACCTATGTTTTCGAAAGTATAGAAATCAGACAATGTGATGTTGTCAGGGTTGTTACCAGGAGCTGCAAGGTTCAATTGGAAAATGAACTGGTTGATCAATGCATTAGTGTTAACATCAGCGCAAGGATCAGCACCACAATCACAGCAAGGAGCTTGTACAGTTACTGAACGGGTGAAACCGTTGAAGTACAAGGTGTCAAGATAACTAGAGTGACCTCTTAGAGTAAGAGTCACAACTTCTCCACACTGTACGTTCCAATTAGTCACATCAGTGATTTGGACAGCAGGAGTACCGCAACCTGATACTTTGTACCATTCAGTTACGTTAGATGAGCAACCTGAACCAGAAGGACAACCCTTGATTTTATCAGAACGCTTAGAGCCTTGTAGGTAGGTGTTTTGTCTACCTTGAGCTACATAGAAGTATGGAGCAGCAGCAATATTGCCAGCTGTAGCCACACTGTAATCGTTTCTGAAGAAACCAACTTGACCAGCGGTTAGATCCTGAGTAGAACCAGTGCTAGGGAGCGAAGTTTGCCCTACTGGAACTACAAAAAGGGTGGTTAACGAGAAATCAGCCATTTTTTTGTTTGTTTGTTAAGTTTATTTATTCATTTGTTTGTATTCTGAACTGGGCACTCTGTACCGCAGATGCATTCTCTGTATACATTGCTAAGTTCTGGACAGTTAAATCTACTAACTCGTCTTCCAGATAAGCTTCAAGTTCACAATCAACGTCTGTTGAGGGTTGACCATCAAATCTGATGTAGCCTGTCTTATCAATGTAGATGGGGTATCTCATGTACGAAATGTATATCGCACTTGGAGTGAACGTTCCGTCAGTGAATATACTAATTTCATCTGAAGAGATAAAATTAAATGTTTCTTGATATTCAAAAGATGGCTTATAATGAATGTTGTTCAATAAGAACTGCAAATCACCATGTTTTGCCAAATCTTTATTTATCCAGATTTGTCGATCCTTACACACGCCCTTGTCAGCTAAAACATAACTGTCAATGTAGAACATGTACTTTGGATCAAGTAAATCAATATCAGCTGCCCATTGATTTAATGTTTGGTTTTTGAGATGGAGATTTAACACGCCAACATTGTAATTAATTACAAGTCTTTGTAGGTCCTCGTAACGCTTTTTAAAAGAGTCCAACCCCATACCACTAACAACACTAAATCCATCAACCTTTTGTTTGATGAGCTTTATTTGCGCTTCGTTAAGCGCAAGAATCTTATCTTCTAGTTGAATCTGCTGATGCTCATTAGTTGATAGTTTATTTAGTTTTTGATCAATTTTATATAATAAACTATCTACAGGTATCATACAGAAGCGAGTTTCTTAGATTTCAACTTTTGTTCTAGAGTGATTAGTTCGTCTTGATTATCATCATTAGCTAAGAACTTCACCAACTCTTCTTCATCTTTTGCTAGTTCAAATTCACCTTCAAAGACACGTCCACTGGACTTAACTCTGTAAACTGAATGTGCAATAGCTTGCTTAACCAAATCTTTGATATGGAGTAAATTTTCCTTCATGTCTGCAAATCTGTTAAACACTTCGATTGTTGACAATCCTTGGTATTTACCAGCTTTGAATTCAGTCTGCTTGAGAATATTATCCACTTGATTATATACAAAATCTTCTTTCGAATCTTCTGTAACTGGAAGTCCTAAAAGTCTTGCAACTTTTCTTTTCTTCTCAGGAGTCATTGTATCAAACTTGGAGATTGCCTTGTTGATCAATTGCTTCTTCTTGAAGATTACAGCATTTTCGATATCGTCATCTACAACGTAGAATTGTGTATCTGCTGGATAGTCACCTCTTTCCCATGCTTGGTAAGAACTAGCAACTGTTGGATGAACTCTCAACCAAGAGAAAGCAAGTTCTTGAAAAGGCACTGTTAAAT